AGGTAGCAGCATTAGGTATAACCGACGTCATGTGGGAATTCATATAGGACGGCCCGGTGCATGAAAATGCCCAACTGGCATGCCATGGGAATATCAGACAGTGAGTCAAAGGAGCACAAGGATGAACGTGAACGGGATGTTAAAAATCATCTTCAAGAGATGGGACCGGCCGCTACAGATGTATATAGTCATCCCCTCTACGGCGAAAGTAGATGAGGTCAGTGTGTTGCTCCAGATTTTAAATCGCTTTGAAATCCGAAAAGGCATCAATATTGAGTTCAATGAAGCAGAAGCAAAGCAGTTGCGTCCGCGAGTGGCAGCGCTAGGTATTACCGATGTTGCATGGGAGCGAATGGGATCCTACCATGCGCCAAAAATTGTCCTACAATCTATGGTTCATCCCACGTAATGGAGTACGCGAATGGCCTCACCAGTACCCCATCGGCCTAGAGAGAAAGACCGCGACATTGAGGGAAGTGGCGCTGCATCCTCCAAAGAAACTGATCGTTCCTTGGAGGACTATTATAAGTCGTGGTACCACTCGACCACTTGCGAATGTGGTTGCGGTGGAGCAGGAAAAAACTGGATTGCCCGACAACGGGAAAAAAATAAGAAATAAGCAGTTTGCAATGCATCGAGCGGCTAGACGATATCCTGCCGCTCGGTCTCGATTTGCCGCCATAAGGCTTCTTCAATGAGCTCAGAATACTGTTCGGCGAGAGCCGCGCAAGCATTGCGCCCCGCGTCGGTGGCCACGCCGTTTTCGTCATATACCTGGCCCGACACCACGCGAAACTCCAGTTCACGATAGCCATAGGCATCCCAGTCACTGGTGGTGACCTCCGGATTGGGTGGCACATCCAGCAACGAGGTCACTTCGCATTGCAGGCAGTATTGGTCGATGTTCACCTCATACGGCATATGCGCCTCCCGCTACCGCTGGACGTGGTGCGCATAGCTATTTTGAGCGTTGACCTGAACAAAAGTGCAGGAAAAGCTTGATCCCGCGGATGCTGTTTTTCTCACCCTCATCTCAGCTCGAAACTCCCCCAAACTCTGCAGCTCGTCGACTATCCCTCGCCAGAAGGCTTGCGCCTCGACTACTGTACATGCAACCAGCATTTGTACAGCGAACCCGTCTGATGAATTTTGAACAGGCTAAAGCGCTGAGGCTTCAGCAGTGGCGCTCGACCCTCGACGATCACGATTTTCGATTGCAAAACCCCGAGGCGCACCGACAGCACCTTCACTCCATGACCGACGCTCTGGTGGCCGAAGGGCTGATCGATACGTTCGAGCAATTCGACATGGATGAAATGGCCGATGCCGCGTACTGGCATGCCGTGGAAGAACTGCAGAGCCATCCTGTCCGCTATTGTGGTGCATCGTTCTATGACGTCGTGGCCTGCGACGGCTCCCTGACACTCGGGAAAATCGGGCAAACCATTTTTAACGCGAGAAGAGACAACCAAGACAACGCTCGAACCACCTACGATGGCAAGGTCTATCGAGACGGCACCGGAGCAAATCTTGTTTTCAACCCATCAGGCGTCACGGCACGCATTGAAGGCCTTACGCTAACCCTGCTCGATGGTCGACAGTTCGATCTCATCGAAACGGGTCGGATGATTCTCGGAGTCATCCACAAGCCAATTGAAGACACCGATATTTATCGTGCCCTGGTCGACGCGGCACAAGTCGCGCTGGAAGGTCGCAACCTGAACGCCTACGAAAAGATGCGGCCGTTTATTGATTTGGCCAGGTTCTGCACCTGCCCGACTTGTGTCGACCGCTTTGACCGAAGAGAAGATTGCCCCGCCTGCTCCGGACAAGGTTTCGTCATCAAGCCGCCAAGTTCTGATCTACGCTGAAAAAACAATCGGAGGGCTCCAATTATGTGCGGACGTCTTTGACCACCCTATCTGTCGATGGGGTGGCCCGCCGCCAATCAGAATATACTTTTGATAAATGCTGCAATTTTCGCAAAAGTTTGCTTGATCGCGTCAAACGCGTGAACAATCCAACTTGGCAATGTTCTGATTGCATTAACTATGAAATCAGTGATTTCATTAATAACGCTCGAAATCCCCTTCTCAACAACATTTGTCAGAAAATCAACAAGCGCATTTTGCTCTGAGGGATTCATGTTACGGCCAAGGTCTTCTGCTTTATCATAAGCCTTACCAATCGCGCTATTTGCATTATTTATCGCGTGAGCCTTGCTTTGCTCCATTTGGTCCCGGAAGGCCGCGCTGGCATTGGCATCTCTCGCACTATTCATGTACGTATTTGTAATGGTCGTAATCTCATTTTGAGCTTGGTCAGCGGTGGCGGTGGCGCCTATATTGGCCACAGCCTTTATTTGCTGCAGAGCATCATCCAACGCATCACTGTTAGAGATTGGAAGCGATCCCAATTGCTCACCCGCCGAAAAACCGATGGTACCTCCGGACGGATTCGCGATGCTTTTGTGGGCCAGTGCGCGCTGCTTTTTCAAAACAGCCAGAAAATCGTTTGAAGCGACAGTTGCAGAAGTCATGTCCATTTTTCCTTGTGCGATTCTAAAAGTGCTCGGAGTTTTCCTTTTCGCGCCTTCACTGTAGCAGAACAAAATGAATGGATTAGAACAGCCCACCTAATGCCGCTGGCTCCCAGTTCATGATCACCAGCTCGCCGCTGATCCCTGCCGTCCCCTGCCGCTGGTTCGTATTGCAGTAGCGGATATCCAGCGTTTCGAAGTGAAAGCCCTCGAACACCCGGCGGATGTCGGGATGGTCGTTGATGCTGACCATCACCTTGCCTTTGCAGCGGCGCATGAAGTCGGCCATTCGCTCATAGTTCTCGAACGGAAAATCGACGCCGTAGCCGGCGGTCTGCCAGTAAGGTGGGTCCATGTAGTGGAAGGTGTGGGCACGGTCGTAGCGTTCAGCGCATTCGAGCCAGGGTAGGTGTTCGACGTAAGTGCCAGACAGACGCTGCCAGGCGGCCGAGAGATTCTCCTCGATCCGCAACAGATTGATGGCTGGGCCGGTAGTGGCAGTGCCGAACGTTTGCCCGGTGACCTTGCCGGCGAAGGCATGGTGCTGCAGGTAGAAGAACCGGGCGGCGCGCTGAATGTCGGTGAGGGTTTCGGGGCGGGTCATCTTCTGCCACTCGAACACCTGACGAGAACTGAGCGCCCATTTGAACTGGCGCACGAATTCTTCCAGGTGGTTCTGCACGACGCGGTACAGCGTGACCAGATCGCCGTTGATGTCATTAAGGACTTCCACCGGCGCGGCCTGGGGCCGCATGAAGTACAGCGCGGCACCGCCGGCAAAGACTTCAACGTAGCATTCGTGGGGTGGGAAGAGCGGAATGAGACGGTCGGCCAGGCGGCGTTTGCCGCCCATCCAGGGGATGATGGGTGTAGACATAGAAAGCAAGACCTTTACTGTATGGATAAACAGGTGCTAGGCTCGCCGCGCTTCGTGCACGGAGTAAGAGCCTTGGCTGGACTTGCAGGGACAATCTGCAGGGACGGCGGCCGGATTGGATGTTGACGCATCCACTCCGGTCGCTCTTTTTCACTTCGGTGTTGAGATTTCTTTGGCATAGGCCTGACAGGCTGCCAGGGCGATCAGTCCTTGGTCGCCGGTATCGGTGATGCCGATAATTCGTTGAGCATGCGCTGGGTCAAGTTGGGCTCTTGTGGCGCCATGAACCATGCCGCCGGTTGAGGTGGTGGCTGACACTGCGCGGCTACTGGCTGCAGCGGTGGCGTCGAGTAGGACTGACAGGCGCAGATCAGCAGTGGCAAGGCGGTCGCGCAGGCGACCTTGATCACGTTGGGCATCGCTTAGGGCTCGGTAATGGGTTTGCTCACTGGCTGAAAGCCGCTGCTCCAGAGCCAGACGTTTGGTCTGCTCGGCTTGTTGTTGCGCGGCCGCGGCCAGCGTTTGTCGGTTGAGGCTTTCCGCCTGCAGGCGACCTTGTTGCTCAAGCTGTCGGCCATAGCGCCAGTCCTGAACCTGCCAAGCCGCCATGGCGGAACCTCCGGCCAATACGACCAGCAGCACACCGATGCCCAGCAACCGATACGGCGCCGGGATCAGCTCAAAGAGACGCATAGCACCGCCCTCGCCCGTTCCCACAATTGCAGCCGATCTGCCAAGCCATTCAGGCCGCCGTTAATCTTGCGAGTGATCGCCTCAAACTCATCCCGATCCGCCAAGGCGTTCAATTCGCGCACCCACCAGAACCACGCGGCAGACTCGGCGGCCCATTGCGGCAGCTCGAGCAACTCCGGGGTGCGCAGCAATCGCTCGTCGCCGAACAGTGCCAGGCTGCAGCGCAGGTAGTTGTTGCGGCCAGTGATCTGGATCAGGCCGCGACCGCGATAACGCTGACCATCACCATCAGCCTCCGGGGTATTGCCCAGCTTCGACGCGAGACTGCCGGTGTCGTACTTGCTCAGGTATTGGTCGCCGCCCAGTTCGCGGACGTACTGCAATTGGCCGGACTCATGCCCGACTTGAGCCAGAAAAGCCGCTTGGCGCTTCGGCGTGTTGATCTGCCGGTGCGCCATGGCGGTGTTTAGAGCGGATACAAAAACGCCCGCTTGGCGGCGGGCGTTGGGCATGATGCGTTGTAGCTGTGGCTCTGTCAGTGACATAGAGGGTCTCCATGGGGGTTGGGGGTTACGGCGCTACTGCTTGAGCTGAACGACCTTCAGATCTTTCGCCGACTTTTTCTTTTTGCCTTTGGCTTTCGCCTTGCCCTGCTTGCCGCCGTTGCACTCGACAGTCGTGCTCCAGCCGGACTGGGTGTACACCTGCTCCACCGAGTCCACCAGGTACTCGCCATCGAAACCGACCTTGAAGCCCTGGGCATCGATCGTTCGCTCGGCAAACAGGTCGGTGCGCCCAGGCATTTCCAGACGAACACCCGCCGT